CCACTACCGAAGCCACTATTATATCAATAGAAAGGAAGGAAGTCGAGGAGGCTTATTGGGATATTCAGGTTATGGATACTAATAACTATGTCTGTGAGAGCGGATTAATACATCATAACAGTGGCAAGTCAAAAGGCGGAACAATGCGGTTGATTATGCTTTTGTTGTCTGACAAGGGAACTAACGGCGGTTATTACATGCCTAGCTATGACCTATTAAAGCTGCGAGCAATGCCGGGTGTGCAAGAGGATTTAGAGTTTATTGGCCTTCCTTATACAATTAATAAGTCAGATTATTCAATAAAGATACATGGATTCGGCAAGATATTATTTAGGTCATATGACAGGCCAGAAAGAATCATTGCTTATGAAACTGCTCATTCAATTGTTGACGAGCTAGACACGTTATCAAAAGAAAAGGCAGCATTAGTTTGGCGTAAGGTATCGGAGCGTAACCGCCAGAAATGCAAGGGCGGCAATACGATTGGATGCGTGACAACGCCAGACCAAGGGTACAGTGGTTTCATATATCAGAAATGGTACAAGCAGAAGCAATCAGGTTATGAGGTTATAAAAGCGCCTACAGCTTCCAATCCATACTTGCCAGAGGGATACATTGAGCAGATAAGAGCAAACTATGATCCCCTTTTAGCTGATATGTATCTGAATGGTGAGATTGTTAACCTTACAGATAAGAAGGTTTATCATTTCTTTGATCGAATCAAGCATCACTCGCAGCGCACACTAAAAGATAATGACCGCATACATGTGACAATAGACTTTAATATAGGCGGCTGTTGTTCTAATGTTTATGTAATTGAGAATAACAGACCTACTGCTGTCGATGAGTTTATTAGCCATGACACATATGACTTTGTGAATAATCTCATTAAATATAAAAAGCATAAGATAATTGTTTACCCAGATGCAAGCGGTAAAGCCAATAAGACTAATGCAACAGAGTCAGATCTTGATATAATAAAGAGCGCAGGGCATCAAGTGAGTGCTCCAAATGCAAACCCAGCAGTAAGAGATAGGATTAACTGTGTAAACGCTAAAATATCTCGTAATGAGCTATTTGTTAACACTGACAAATGCCCTGAATTAGCGACTGCATTAGAGCATCAAGGGTATAATAAAAATGGTGAGCCTGAAAAGTTTACAGAACATCCGGCAATAGATGACTGGTGTGATGGAACTGGATATTTCATACACAGAATGTATCCAATACGCAGGCCAATGGCTAAAGCAATGAAAGTATCACGATAAAAGGATTAATATATGCAATCATACGTTAAAAAACCAGTGCAAATACAGGCAGTACAGTTAACAGAAACGAACATAAAAGAGGCGTATACATTTATACACAAAGCGCCTGACATTAATTGTGACATGGCCGCTGACAGGTGGCAGGATTACGAGGCAATTGTTACGCGCGATGGTTTAAAAATGATGACCTTGGAAAGTGACGGGCAAACGCAAACTGCAAATATTGGTGACTTTATTATTAAAGGCATTCAAGGCGAGTTTTACCCATGCAAGCCAGATATATTTTATTTAACTTATGACATTTGTGAAGATAAATAATGGATGATTATTTTGACAAGTCAAACCGTCACGAAGTTGGGTTGCACCGGGTGGCAACTGGCTTAATTAACGACTATACAACGCCCAACTTACAGGCAGTATATAAAAAAGCTCGCTTAATGCTGCTAGATGCAGAAGAAATCAAATCTGTGAGCCAGTTAACAATATTAACGAATAAAATAGCGCGTGAGATATTGCCAGAGACAACAGCAACGTGGGCGGAGGTTACGGCAGCATTGCAAGTGGTCGCAGTCAATGAGGCTTTGTTTAATGCGAAGCTATTTAAGGATATTGAAGACGTAAAGCTAAAGGTGCCGGCTGATAAAAAGATTCTAAAATATATTAATAACTCACTGCTTACTTTAGAAGGTGGCGCAAGGTCGAACTCAGGCGTGTGGGCTGAATATGTAAAGCAAAACAGTGCATCAGTCGGCAACGTGTACAATAACCAGATTAAAAGCGGTTATGCAGCAGGTGAGAGCGTTAACCAAATAACTAAACGATTGCGAACAGTAACAAATGGCATACTTAAAAACGAAGCTGAGGCGCTGGTAAGGACTGGCATGAGTCACTACGCAGTCAATGCCAGAGAGTCAATGATGCGTGATAATGAAGACGTTGTGACAGGTAGATATTTCAATAGCGTTTTTGATAACAAGCGAACATTGATATGTACAAGCTATGCAGCGCGGCAAGACTCAATGAGTAAACCGTGGGGCGTGAATGATGCGTCAGCGCCTAACTTGCCATTGCATTTTAATGAGCGTTCTAATTGGCTGTTTTTAGTTCGCGACCAAAAGCGGCCAGAAGGAACACGCGCAGCAGTCGGAGGCAAGGAAGGCGAAGAGGCAAAAGAAACATTTGAACGGCGTGAGAATAGCTTAAACAAGCGCAGAGATAACCCAAACATTACAGGTAAAACATCTAGCAAGCCAACTTATAGAGGCCGCAAAGACAGCGATACTTTTAACGCTGGTCAGATTGCCGGTGATACAAAAGCAGCGGCTTGGTTACGCTCGCAGCCTTCCTGGTTTCAAGACTCCAATCTAGGCAAGGCAAGGGGTGATTTATTTAGAAGTGGTCGACTTAAATTAGAAAAGCTCACCGATTTTACTGGTAAGCCATTAACTATAAAAGAGTTGATTGATAGTGGGGTTTAGATTAGGCCGCTGTAATTAGCGGCTATTGTTTATTTTAGAGGCAAAATAACTTCATTAAGCAATCCTTCATCTTGCATGAACTTAATCATATCAACTTGCACAAAATAGCCTGCATTACGTAGCGCAGACGCTACGCTATCCAGTTGCTTATCATCTGCTTCTTGGTCACGCTCAAAATATTCTGCAATATTTGCAGGGTCCGTGATTACTTCCATATTTTTATCAACTTTATTGAAATCAACTCCTGCTTTGCAAAACTTGTCAAAAGTAAATCCTGCTTTTACAGCTTCCATGTACCCAGCAGAAAAGTTAGAGACTGTAAAATCAGCCATGCCTTTGTCCATTGCAATGCTAAACGTTGGTATAGTTTCTTTATATAAATCCTCACAAAGACTTTTATTCATTGTTCTTACATCCACATTAGATTTTACTATGGCATCAGAAACAGACCTAGCAAGAGATTCAAAACATACTGGATTATCGTCTTTGTCGTGCTCGTCTTGCAGTGCAATTAAAGCGTCAATGTCAGGTTTCCATGTGGCAATGTCGACTGGGTTATTCTCAATACTCCAATGCCAATCAATGGCTAACATATTAATGCTGCGCATATACGCAACCACAGGAAAACCATCAGGCATAGGCTGCTCGCCTGTGTTGTTGCGTGGTGCAAATGAGTCGATGTAGGTTTCTTTTGGCTGACTAGCGTTTGCTTGAATAACAGAGCACTCAAATAAAGGCCTGTTAAAACTAGAAACGATATCAAAAACTGTATTTTTAAACGACACTTTATCGCCCGCAACAAAATCGCCGCCTAGTGATTTAAAAAAACTTAAACGTAACTTATTCATAAAATACTCCTTTGATTAACGGACCCTTATAATAAGACGGTACGCTTTAATTATCTAATCGTTTGTAACTATCGAAATCTGGCAGTTGATAGTTACACTTTAATTATCAGTAAGAAAGTGAACCTGGCTTCTCCCTATTATTTCAGCAAAAGAATGTATTCTATCGCGAGCTAGTTTATATATTTCCTTGTAGTCCATTTCTTTATTCATGCCGTCAATAAGTGCTTTTTCTATAACATCATCAGCAGTGCATGACTGCATAAGCTGTTTAATAGTTAAGATCTCCCTAAGGTTTTTATATTTCTGCTCAATAAGAAAAAGCGCTTTGTTTTCCATCTTAGCTAAATTTGTATAATATCTATGTGCTGAGGTGCTTCCCTGTTTTGTAGCGTAATCAACAAAGTCCTTAATTACATCGGTTTTTTGCTTATATACAATCTTTCCATCGGATCTAACATTCTGCCAGTTTGGATCTTTTTGCTGAGAAACAATATTAGCAACAACTTTTTTTAATCTGCTAAATTCTTTAGCTACTCTAATTTTTAGGGCTATTACTTCCTTTGAGTTCCTTGCTAATAAAACAAGCAATATAAATTGGTCTTCATTAAGTAAATATCCTTGAG